TTATGCTGCCGATGTTGGATATGGTGTAGTTACATAAGTAATATCAATCACCAGAGATTTATTTTGTACATCACCCCAGCGCTCATTTGTGGCGGTCATAATTGCATCTCCCTGAGAGGTAATGGTCGCACTGAGATTGAGCCGTTGATTGGCTGACCCGGGTTGGACCTGGCTGTCAGCAAAGCTTGTACCGTAATATCCATTATAATAAGGTATACCGAAGTCCCTTACCGGGAATGGTAGTCCTTTTATGAAGATCAGGTAAATAAACTGTGGGTATGGGACTTCATCTATCTGGAATTGTAAACTCAAACGTACGTTGTTCCCGTTTTTGATATAATATGCATTGACAGCTTTCACGAAGCCGTTCAATCCTCCAAAATCAGGTGTCCAGGTACCTTCTGAAAATTGATTGTTCAGCTGTTGATAGGTTACAAAATGTCTTGGATCTGTTGCATTACTACCTGATACATTGCCGGTGAAAACACCGTCGCCGGCTACGCCCAGTCTGGCATCCGGCGCTCCATTCCCTATAAGTACATGACCGCCCAGCCCACCCAGCGCATTGTTCAATAACAAGGTTGATCCGTTTATCGCCAGTTTATTATAGCCACCACCAGGATTTCTGTCAATGGAGAAGACTTCTGCAGTATCGCCTGAGTAGAGTAATTCTAATCCCGCTCCATCATCAATATTACCCATAGCGCCAGTTATGCGTATTCTGGTGTCTGTATCAGCACCATTTTCGGTAACGGCCTGTAATGTATTGCCGGAATTACTGATCTCTCCTTCAGGTGAAATCTGAATGCCTGTACCGGCAGTGAATGCTGCACGGGCACGGTCGTTTGTGAAATATTCGTTTTGCTCTTCCGGTATGTCTTTAGTGCTCAGTTGTACTGCTACACCGCTCTTACCGTTTATGCTTTGGACTGACAGCCCACTTTTGATCTCTTTCCAGTCGGCGAGTACTGTCGGATCATCAGCAGATAAAATGAAAGTTGCGGCGATATCTGTTCTGACAGCAACATCGCCACGTTGTGCATCCAATGCCAGCATGGCTGCTTCATCTGCTACTGTCATTACATCGGTGATAGCAATGGCTGGCAGATATTCCGCAGGTACTTTATTATTTTCATCCAGTATCACTGCTTTGTACAGTTGGCCCTGCAATTTGGCGAAGGCAGTCAGTATTGTATCTGCGCCGCTGATATATTCCTGTGTAACCGGAATATCAAGTCCTTCCAGCACCTTTGCAATTACTGCGTCGTTGTTCAGTTGCAGCGCATCATAGGTGCCGCTTACTTCTCCACCGTATGCGGCATTCTTTAACAATGCATCGTTTGATAGTTGCTGATAAAGATTGAACATGGCGGAATAGGTTTCCTGATCTGCTTTCTGATTCAGGATGTCTCTGAGTGACGCTACATTATCGATTGATATCTGATCTTCTGATTTGTGTATGTAACTATCCAGCCAGTCCCAGAATTGGTTCTGGACGGGATATGCACCTGTTACAAACCAGCTTTTAAGTTTGTTTCTATCTTGTATGGCCATAGTATTAAATTTTCTTGCTACGATTTGTAACAGCAAGGCGGGACGGCTTTATTTCAGGCCGTTCCCGCCTATAGATGAGTTGCTTTTAAGCAGGAGGAGGTGCAGGATATCTCCGTAATCCATCAAAAGGGTCGTTTTCACCTACGAGACGATTTGTGCCACCGGCTTCTTCGTCCGTGAAAGGTGTGTGTGCGATCCGTTTAATAAACATCTTCTGATATTTCCAGTCTGCAACTGGTCCTGCCCATGCCGTCCTTATGTCTGTCCGCCATGAACGTTGTGGTTCTGGCTCAGAAGGGAACCAAAGGCCTATTGACCATCTTCCCGCTACGTCAGGTACAAAGTGTTTATTCACCTGTATCATTTCGCCATCTACGTAAAATTCAACCCTGTCTGCATACCAGTCATATCTGAATTCATGGAATTCGTCATCCCACACATCTTTGCCGATGTTTGTCAGCATAGAGAAAAATTCATCTTCGAATGGATTGTTGTAGGTGATCAGTCCTCTGCCCTCTCCAATCTCACCTTTCCGGTTGGTACAGATGATATTGTCTTTCTGTGGCTGATGTACATGTTGTATTTCATTATTCACTTTCGTCCAGCTTTCCAGCAGTTGTGGTGCAGCTGTGTTGTTGAGTTTCCAGGTACCATTGTTTGCCGGGTCTTCATCTTCTTCTACTGCTACCAGCTGGCCTTCCCATGTCATGTGATAATGAGTGGCGAGCATTTCTTCAATATTGTAGAAAATATAGGAGGCATTATTGCTGGGCATATCCATATTGATCTGGTTATCCTCCACTACATAATATCCTGTCTGCAAATCGCCCTGCCTGTGTAAACCCTGCGCCAGTATCTGATCATAGCGCGGGTCCCGTGGGTATACTTTCCCGTAGTTAGTTGTCCAGAAACTGGGCGCTACGCCTATATCGCGGGGCAGTTTGGCTTCCACCACATAGCGGCCATAACCATAATAGTCTTTAGAGGTGATCATCGCACCAACCCTTGTAGTCCATGGAAGACCAAATGATGGGTCGCGCTGATCATTATGATATTGCAGACCACCACCTTGTCTATATCCTCGGGAGGTGCCTTTATATTGGTCTCCATGTGCTTCGAGCACAAGCTGCCCGTTTTGGGTGTAGATGTGTTTCTCCGATACGCCGCCGTTTGCGCCGCCCCATCCTGTAGCTCTTGGATAGTAGAGGTCTTTGAAGTAATATTCGCCACCTCCTTCGGGACTGAAATCCATTTCTACCGGATACTGTATTTTTTCAAGCGGTAGTATGTTGACCTCTATCCTTCTTCTTTTACCAAGGCTATCTTCGAAGTAGAACCATTTGCGGCCTGAGGGCGCATCAGTTGGTAGTGAACACAGGACATAATTCTTATCTAATACAACCAGGTTTTTTGTAGGGATTGTAAATTTGTTCTCTGCATCATAATAGTCTTCCAGTATGCCAACCGGATAAGGTGGGCGGAGATATTTTTCAGCGATAACATTATCTATATTCAGTGTTGTATAGTAGTATTTACTGAAGACACCTCCGGGAGCGCCGATACTAACAGAGTCAAGCATCCATATGATATTGGGTATAGTGGCTGTCGTAAATGCTCCTGTAGATGTATCGGATGTGTTTAACCACATTTTTGAAGCACTTATATCAGCTGGACGGGAAACAAGTACCTGGTTCCATTCGCCCAGTTTGATCGGTTCAGTGCTTACGATCTCCTGTATGGTTACATTCCTTTGTTGTGCCCAATGCACTTTTTTGGTTTCGCAGTTTACATATACTGACACACCATCTCTGTCTGGCGGAGCGCCAAAGGAGATCAGCGGCCATCTGCCGGTTGCCGGCAGATCTGCTGCATCTACATAGAAATGGAGGCCTAATGCGTACTGCGTTTTCAGCCCTTCCAGGAATCCTGCATCCATGGCAAAAATTACATAGTCAGACGGGGTCTGTAACTTAATACCTGCCATATCCTGTTTTTTCTCAAACACGGTGTCAACGGACAGAATTGCATCGTTATAAGTCTCGAACCAATCCGCGGCTGTATAGTCCAGGCTGTAATAAGCGCCGGATTTAGGCGGTAACATCGCACCCCTGATATTACTATCTGCGGTGTACATCACCTCGGAATTGGGATAATAGGATGGCGTGAAAGTCTCGGTCTCAAATGTCCCGGGCGTTGTAAACACCATATCAAATTTTCCACCAGCAGGGTCGTTGTTCAATACGCGGAGCACATAGTTTGTTTCTTCTTCCAGGTCGCTGATGATGGGTGGATTTAATATCGTACCATCAGCGTGTACCTGCAGGGCGTCTGTAATAGTCGTGTAGTAGCTCTCATCGTCATCATCACTTTTCTTCCTGATGCGCAGCGTCATCAGCTGTAGTTGTGATGGTGCTTTGCCGGGCTCCCAGTTTATTTTTTTTAGCTCAAAGTTCATTTTAGGTAGTTTAACAGGATGACTAAACGAAACTGTCCAGTTCAATACCAGCGATGACGCCAGGGTTGCCAGATGAGCCTTTGGTCATGTATAATCTGAACCAGCTATTTGTCTCCTGGTCAAATTTCTCATAGACTTCTCCGCCGCCATCTATGGAAGGGCAGATGATCTGGGTGCCTGGTAATGCGTCCGGATACTGTATATTCAGTTCTTCATCAGACAGCGGGAACAACACATCCGGCCTTCTTATTTTTACGCCGGCGGCAGTCATATCCTGCACTTGCTGATACAGGATGAGATATGCTTCCAGGTCGGCCTTGGCGGCAAGCAGACTGCGTAGTCCGGCTATGTTGTCGATCTCCAGCTGATCTTCTGACTTATGCACGAAGCTGTCAAGCCAGTCCCAGAACTGGTCCTGCGTAGGATAATCTCCTGTCTGGAACCAGCCTTTTAGTTTATTACGTTCACGTATTGCCATGTTGTTATAATTTCATTATCCAGAGCGTAACAATGTAAGGCGGACGGTTTTCGTGCGATTGTCCTGACCCTGTGTAGGCCGTGTCAAAGGTTTGCATGAACTGCCAGCTATCTCTGGAAGAGTGGATGTAATAATAGTTGTCTGTTCTGTCTCCGGAATCATCAGGCCATCCCCGTGCGGAGACTTGTTTGTTACCATAGTGCATGTGAGGCGGCAGCTGTCCAACAGAGAGCGTTACCGCTTCCTGTCCGCCGATATTACCGACAGTATTATATTCACCTCTGGATGGATCATAACCAACAGGGAATCTGCTTCCGCGATTTCTGGTGCCGTTGTTACCATTACAGATAGCCCAGCCTGTTCTTTCATTTCTTCCGAGGCCTGTGCCATCAAAGTTTGTTTGTATATAGGCCGTACTGCAATCCACCTCAATGATGTCGCCTCTTTTCCATACGTTCAGTACCTGTTGTGTAAGACGGTTGTCCAGTGAAGCTATCACACCTTTCAATCCTATCAGCGTTTCTATACGTTGCAGGTTGCTGTAGTTGATACCGCCTGCTGCAAACCTTGCCTTGCGGGTAAAATAAACAGTGCGGCTCACCTGATCAGCAAAGAGGCGATCTTCTGTTATATCTTCAATGATCCAGGTTGATTGTTTAGGGCCACCTGTGAAGGGAATCAGTTCCCCGTTGTAGCTGATCCATCCGTTAGCCACATTGTTGCCGGTTTCTTCCATACCTGACACTATTACAGCGCTGCCAACAAGTTTGGCCAGTGCGCCCAGTGCATCCCGGTATGACTGCTGCATGAAGTCCAGCGTATACTGGGTCATAGGAAACCCGCCGAGATTTGTGAGTTGTTCTACTTTGTTCATACTTTTTGAATTTTATATCGCTTGCCGGCCAGTTTATAGTTGTCGATCAATGCTGCCATTTCATTGTCATTGAAGGTCAGATCTGACGGTACCAGCACAAAGAAATCGACGGAGTCGCTGCCTATTTCATCATCTGTAAAGAGATATACCGGCTTGTTTTCTTCTTCTCTGTAGATGTATACTGGTTTGAGTTCCTGTTCCTGATACAGATATTCAGCGTCATAGACCAATGCATCTTTTATGCGGATCCTGCGTCCTGATATATCATATCTGTCGTTCAGTAACTTTTCCATATACACTACCTGTGGGGTGATGTAGAGCCGGTAAAGGTTTGCGTCCCTGTTGCGCCTGAACTGCTGGTATAGGTAGTTTACAGGATTTGTTAAAGCCTGTAGCCATGCTACATGTTTCATCTTCCTCATCCTTGGCGGCACTAAGAGCCTGACGAGTTTGGGAAGATCTACCTCGAATAGTTTACTCATATGATTGCGCTTTGTGGGGTATAGGAGATCTGCAGATCGGTTTCATTCAGGATCCTCAGGTAACCGGCATCCGGACTGTATTTCACGTCAAATGCGGTATAAGGAAGCGCACCGTATCTTGCCTGTGCCTGCACAATATGAGGGATCACCACACCATCCACCTGCTGTAATGCATCTACGAGATAAGCCAGTACCATTGTACCGTTGAAGGGAAGGTTTTTCAGGTAGTCCTTTATTTTCTTTCCTACAGGATTGGGGTCTGTGCCATCCAGTCTTGCACCTGTATTATCAAGCACGAGTGGATTGTAGTAAATGTTCAGCGTCAGTTTTAAATTGTCGGCTGGCAGACTTTCAATGATGAGTGGATTAACACCTGCATCTTTGATGCGGTTCATGTACGCTTCGAAAGAGGCCAGCTGGATATTGCTGAGTGCATCCAGGTCATCAGATACAATTCTGGCCACTTTGAGGCGTAAACCTTTGGCCTGTTCCACGATTGCACTGAAGGCAATGATCTTTCTTTTCGTTACTTCTTCTTCAGAGAGAGTTGTATTATTATAATAGTCTTCTCCATCGACAAGTTCAGAACCGTACTGAAAGTCTTTTGCTTTGTTGGCATACCAGCGTAAGCTGTGTGGCGCTTTTTCGTTGATGAGCGTGTTCACCTCGTTTTTATGGAGATCGAACAGGTTTTCAAGCGCCCATACAGCTACTGCCACGATGTAGGTCCACATGCGCCATACAGCCGTTTTGCTGGTGCTGTTGAGATCAGTCAGTCCGGCAGTTGCTGTGATCCTGCTGATCATATCGTTCTGTATTTCGGTGATTGTTCTTGCCATAATAGTTTTTTACTCTTGGTTTTGACTTACACGGAGATCCACCTGTATCCCCATATAACCGATGCCACCTTTGATAGCTGCTTCGTCTTCGGTAGTGTAAGCGTTGGCGGGTATTGCCTCTTCATCTTTCAATGTCTGGAATGTGCGGCGGTCAATGATGGCTCTGTCGGGAACCCATAGCGTACTGCCAGATTTGAGGTCGTCGGTAATACTTATACCATTCGCAATTGCAAAGTCGAAGAGTGCGTCAATGCTGCCTTTCAGTTGCATGGAGAGATCCAGCAGGCACTGGTGGGGTTTTACATTAACTGTTTCCATAAGTCGCATCAATATTTAGCTGACCGGTATCTGTGATATTGATCGCTTTTACTTCCATGCCATCAGCAGAGAATTGTCTGCGTATCTCCTGCAGCAACGACGAAGTGTTGTTGTCCTGCAGGAAACTGAAGGCGTCGACTCCGACAGTAGGGAATTCCTTTATGTTTCCCTTGTTGTTGATCAGTAACAGCTCCTGTTGTTGCAGATCGCTGTTTCCGATTGTCAGATCGCCTCCATGTATATCCAGGTCCAGGTCTTCTGTTAACAATATATCTTTCATGATAAAGTACCGTTGAATACGCCGGTTACCGGACCATTAGCGGTCGTCAGACCGGCGGTGTAATTAATCTGGGCTGTTTTAACATAGGTGTCCACGGCGTCTGCGATTTTACTGCAAAGCGCGTCCAGGCCTTTTTCTTCGTCAGTATCTCCGTCTCTCATACTTTTGAAAGCATTTTTGATACTTTGTTCCAGTCCGCTTTTGTTCAGGGGCATATGATTATTTTAAAAGTTTAGCTAATCTGTCTTTGATAGCTGTGAATGCGGCCTTATTCATCGGTGCGTAGATCGTGATGATCTCATCTAAGAGATCGTCGAGGCATTTCTTCAGGGTGTCGTCGCCGGCACTTACTTGGAGTCCGTCTTTATCGAGCTCCAGGTATTTTTCGCCGACCTTACATTTTATCATTTCTGGTTCCTGTATGCTAACGACAACGTAGTTATCGCTTTTATTGATCCTTGCGATCAGCACACTGGTCTTTTCAGCCGGAAATGTAAGCACACCTTTTTCATCCTCTTCGATGATGGAACGCAGACGTACATCGGGTATTTTCAAACCTTCAAAGGTGATCACGTCAATGGTCCCTTTTGCTTTATCTGACGTTTCAACCTGTGCGGGTATAATGGTCGCCTTTTCCCTGCCAAGAATCCTGAGTGCTTCAATCAGCTGTGACTGTTGTCTGCTCATTTTTTGCTTGTTTTATTGTCTATTCTAACACCTATGTCACAGGTCCTTCTGCCTCCGCCCGGGCCAAATCTTACTTCAGTACTTTCCAGCAGATAGGTGCCTTCCCGTTCGCCGTAGTTACGGTCCTCAAGAATTACTCTGTAACCAGGAAGGGCAAAAGGTTCCAGGAATCCGATCATTTTCCCTTCAACACCGGTATATCTCAGCTCGTTTGCTTTTGATTTCGCCGTTTGGTTGACCTGCTCCTGGGTTTGGTTGTGTGGAAGAAAGATGGTTCGGATCGCTCCATTTGGATCGCCTCCTACACCCTTAACGGCTACATTTTTCTTGTCAAAGGAGATGGCATTCACCCTGATTTTTGCATCTTCTGCTTTTCTGAATTTCAGCTGATCATCTTTCACGACATTAACGCCGATCTTATATTTAACAGGTGTACTATCACGTTGCTCAATAAAGGCTAGTCCGGCATACAGTTCGTTTTCTGTAAAATAGACGGTGAGAAAAAGATTATCTTTAATCCAGTCCAGTACATCTGTTCCACTGAGGTTGCCTGCAGAGATTTGCTGCACATCCATATCCGGTATGTTTTTACTCAGGGTAATATCTGTCTCTTTGACAAGTGTCGCCAGGAGGTCTTTCAGCTTTGGCGTTTTACCTTTCTCTGTTGACCAGAGTACGTTCTTGCCTCTTAGCTGCCAGCTATAACCTTCACATTCGATCTCACAAGGGGTCGCGGCATTCACCCTTTTTACAAAGCCTTTAAATTCACGCTGGAGATTGTTATCGTATCCCAGCCATATCTCAACCTTATCACCTTCCTTGAAGGTAGCGGCGGTTGAAACAGACTTTGGAGCGTTAGTAGCTTCACTCTGTAAGCGGGCAGACGCGGGCAGTGTAATAGTAGCGGTGTCGACAAACGAATAGATACTTCTTTTTATTTTCACATCTGTTACTGCGAAGAGCTTGTAGTCACCTATTATGATTTTACATTTGAGTGTGAACATTATTTAAGAATTAAATCAAATGGAATGTCGCTGATCAGGTTCATTTCATAGGTCTTGACGTTCTGTATGCCGCTTATTTCAGGCCAGGTCAGATCAGTGATGACAACACTGGCGCCTTCACCAAGCAGCAGATTTGTCAGTGGACTGGTGATACGGTGGGCAATGTTTTGTGTATAGAGCCCGTGTATTTTCTTGATATCATCTTCAGGATAATTATTGTTCTCCGTGACGATGATGCCTTTAATATTGATCTTGTAATCTTCCTGTCCGATTAGTTCCTTCACGGTGCCGGGGCGGCCTACGAGAACGGTTTCAACAATGGTCTTTTTGCTCGTGACACGGATAACAGGATTGGGAAGTTCTACTTTTCCCAGTGTTACCGGCATGAAGTAAGGCCGTCCGTAAAGACCTTTGGCGAAGAAATCGGCACTTGTAATTGATTGTTCAGGCTGAAGAGCCACATCAAAGATGGGAGGTTGGTACCCCCACGATTCTCTGAAGATCTTTTTTATATCGAAACTTGCTGCCATAGTTAAACTGGTAATACGTTAGCACTATTTAAAACGCGGAGCAAAGCTTCTGTTACTATTTGCTCCATATCATTGACGCCTTCCTGTACAGTTGTTGAGCTAATGTTTATATTATCAAAAAGCTTTTGCAGATTGATAATGATATTACGGGCTCCACCACTTGTGATACCATCGACTTTTTCTTTGGTATTGCCTAAGCCACCTGTTTGTTCTGGTGTTTTACCGAGTGAACCGTAGTCTCCCGTGGGTTTCATCCTGGTTGTCGGAGCGGTAGCAGGCATAAGGCTCTTCAGGGATATTGGCTTCATTTTTACGCCGTCATCAAATCCTTTGGAGAAAGCGGAACCAAGTTTTCCGGCATTTTCAGCAGCATGTTTTTTTGCGTCAACGCCTACGAGGTCTTTTACCGCGCTCTTGCCTGTTTCCCATGCCTTGCTCCAATCACCTTTGAACATATACATGATGGCCTGTCCAAGGCCGGCGATGCCACTGATCATGCCTTTAATCCTGTCTATGACATAGTCTTTGATCAGTGAACCAAAGGCTTTCAACCATTCCCAAACGCCAACGACTGCTCCTCTGAATCCTGAGAAAGTGTTCCAGGCATAGATAACACCGGCTACGAGTGCGACAATTCCTGCGACAACCAGTCCTACGGGATTGAGGCTCATCACGAGGTTAACAGCACCTTGTGCTATTGCCCAAAGTTTATAACCGAGTAGGGCGCCACCGATCACTACGGCGAGGAATCCCACCAGTGATGAATGTTCTGCTATCCAGTTGGCGGTTGTTTCAAGGAACGCGGCCATTGGCATGAGCGCATTGTTGACAAAGTCCGTCGCAACTGGTAGTAGCGCAGTGCCCAGCGTCGTTCCTGCGTTTTCGAGGCGTTCTGTGAAGGCCTGCCATCTTCCGGCTGCTGTTTCACTTTGAGCCTGCATAGCGCCAAAGAATTGTCCGCCGGGGCCTGTTGCTGAGATGAGAGAGTTTGTCAGCTGATCGGTTGAGATCTTTCCGGCATCCAGGTCTCTTTGTAATCTGGTCATTGATATGCCTGAGGTTCTGGATATTTCTTCCAGTGGATTGAATCCTGCTTTTACAAGTTCAGCCATCGTATCAGAAGTCAGCTTACCGTCTGTCTGCACCTGACTAAAGGCGGCAGTCAGCGAGTCGAGCTTTTCCTTGTTACCGCGGCTTGCATCACCTAAGAGGCTCAATGTAGGAACGACGTTGGCTGCTGCGGTACCCGATGCCAGCAATGCTTCTGCGTTTTTCATCAGGTCACTGCTGCTGAAGGGAGTAGCGACTCCCATTTCCTGCAGGCTACCTATCAGTGCTTTTGCAGTGGTAGCGCTGCCGGTGAATTGTTGAAAGGCCACCTGTGTCTGTTGCAGGTCCATCGCCATTTTGAGCATGGCTGTTCCACCTTTGATGATACCATCTACCTCGAATTCTTCGCCTTTGTCTTTATCATCTTTCTTTTCTTCTTTGGTCTTTTTCCCAATCTGAGCAGATGCGGATGAAGAGGCTCTGGCGCTGGTTATTTCGATCTGCGTGATGTTTTCCCTGAGTTCGCTTAAAGACGAACTCAGGGTATTATTGTTTGACATCACGGTTCTCTGGAAGATGGATACTTTGCTCAAAGCAAGGTCGGCGGCCCTGCTTATCTGATAATACTCATCACTTGTTGTTTCTGCCATTTTTTATTTTTTTTAGCACGATCTCTACCTTGAGAGTAATGGCAATCCTTTTAGCTCCCGCTGCCGGATGTCGTGCAGTTGTGCAAATTTTTCTGCCCACTGAGCATCTGTCAGCTGCGAGGTGTCAACCTGGGGCAGATAATATTCGAACAGCGTTTGAATATACCCGAGCGGGTTTTTATCAAATTCGCCGGACGCCTCGCTTAGAGCTTTTCCACTTCAACCTTCTTCGCTTCCAGCAGTTTATCCAGTTGCGCGCCCAGGCCGTACAGGTAAGACTTATCATTGAGTATTTCATCGTCTCCGCCCAGCCAGGTTGCTTTCAGGATGGTTTCATGATACGCCAGCGGATCGCCTGCGATCAGGGTCATGGCATAGCTTACTTCATCTCTGTTGGGTTTTCTGCAATAACCTGTTTTTCCATCAGCAGCTGTCAGCTTGAATACATCTTTGTATTTCTGCTTCCAGGCTTCAATATGTTCTTTGGTAATTGCTACCGGTTTTTCTACTGTCATAATCTGTTAAGTGTATAGGTATTTATTTAAAATAAGGTGATCGTGCTATGTTATTATACGTTCTGTTGCAGTCCCATGAAAACGATCGGCATGGTGATCTCCATGAATTTTGCGCCTTGTTCCCATCCTTTTTCAAATTCTTTGAACTGGAAACCGCGGATGATATCAGTACGTGGAACAGACAGACCATCTTTTACATAAGTAACGATGATGTCAGCTGTAAGGTCCAGCAGATCTCTGCCACCGGCAAGTCTTACGGCATCAGCCAGTACATCGTATTCAAATTTCAGCAGTTTGATTTCGCCTTCATAAGTGCGTTTACCACGTTGAATACCGATCGGCTCATCACCTGCGCCATGCAAATGTTCTTTTTCCTGCATCAGTTTGTATTTGATGCCACGGATGCCTGTTAATTCTTTACCGAGCACTACTACTTTCATGTTGGCCCAGGTACATTCTTTGTTGTCAAAAATCATATTGGTTCTTTTTTTTAGTGAATAACAGGTTTACTGGAGAGCAGGATTGGTAAAACCGAGTAATACTTCAATTGTTTTAGTATATCCCATCGGTACAATAGCAGCTTTAACAGTGAGCTTGCCGGTGCTGAGTACGTTCTGACTAGCGTCAATGTATGCGCTGAAGGAACTGATCTCATCTACCATTGCCAGGTTTACTGCTGACTCGATTTTGTTTTGCAGGTACTTGATAACAGGTACGCTGATCTTACCGCTTTCGTCGATAGTGATCTCGTCGTTCAGTTCTTCTACATAGGTCTGATAAGCGACGATAGTGGCTTTGTCTATTACCCTGCCTAATGCCAGCTGACTGTAGTCGTCTGTAACAGGAGCACACATCGGGTCATCATTCAGATAATAACCAGAGCGGCCAACGAATGTGCGCAGGAAGATGTAACCTTTGTCATGCAGCAGATCGCCGGATGTCAGATCTTCTGCTTTTGCAGTGTTTACGTAAGCGGACAGGATTGGTAATGCGCCGTCTTTAACACGGCCCAGGTTACGCTGTACAGGAATAGATGCTGCACGTCCGAGTACTAATCCTACAGAAGCGCTACCATCATTGGTGGTGCTGCCGATAACAATACCTGCATGGTTAGCGGTGTAGGTACGCAGATCTTTCAGTGTAGCGAGATTGGTAGTATCCAGTTTACGTCCTTCGATCAGTACACGTACAGGTTTGTACTGTGCGGCATAGGCCAGTGCCAGTTGCTGTGCTTTGGATATGGCATCCAGACTGTCTTTATCCAGACCGTCTGTCAGTCCTGGAATGTAGGAACCTGCAGGGGTACGGGTAAGACCTAATAATCTGATGCGACCCTGTGCTGCGTCCAGCAGTTTTGCAGCGCCTGTGGCGTTTGTCAGGTCAGCCATTTGTGTAAGCGTAACTGTGTCTGCGACAGTCATGATATACAGTTCAGCGCCTTCTCCTGCGATGTCATAAAATTCCCTGATGTGGCGGTGTGCGCTGGCGTTGCTGCCTGTTGCGAGAATGCCGAGGTCCTGTGCTTCACTCAGACTGAAGATCACTTTTGGTGTACCCAGTGGAAGGCCAGCGGTTGCTACGCCGGTCAGTACCAGTCCTGCTACACCATCATCGGTTGCAGCGCTTGCTCCCAGATTGCCGTTTCCTAATGTAATTGCTACTTTTGGTAATGCCATTTCTTACTTTTTTTGGTCATTGTAATTGATTTGAATTGCTATTTACTGTTGCTGTAAGCGGCCTGACTAAACAGGTCGTAAATATTCTGCTTCCTGGTATTGCCATCCAGCTCGCGCAAAAGAATGCTTTGTAATTTCTGAAGTACTGCGTCCTGTAGGTCAGGTGATACTTCTTTGAGTGCTTTTACGAAGCATACAAGTTTTGCTTCAAGGTTTGGCTCCTGCCGGCAGGTATTTACGATGTTCAGTGTATCAATGCCTGTTTCCAGCGCCTGTAATACTTTGTTCTTGAAAATTGTGTCAGCGTCTCCCGGAATGATTGCTTCCAGTAAGTTGACCAGCGGACTTTCCAATAATGATTTGATGGTTTTTGTGACGCGTAATGCTTCTTCAGCATGACGTTCAATGAATGCATCAAATTGTTGTAATGCCTGTTTGATCTTTGAGCCGGTTTTTCTGCAAAATGCCATAGGTATGTTTTTTATAAATCGCTGAATGCTTCACGTGCATCAAATGATGGACATGCTTTTTTAACAAATGGAAAGTCCCGGTGGCCCTGGATCCGCGCTTGCGGATACTGTTGCTTCAATAGCGTGACCAATGTTCTCATTGCGTCTTTTTGTGCGATCGTTCTGTTATCTGATGGCCTGTTATCAGCATCTACTCCGCCGATATAACTGACGTGGATGCTATTCGCATTATATCCTGCTACGCCGTTACAGATACGATCTTCTGTTGCCAGTTGTATTACATTGCCTGATGCTTCAATCAGGTAATGATAACCGGGACTTTTCCATTTGAGATATTCTTTCCAATAGTGCTGGATGCTTTCAGGACGTGTGTCCTGAGGGGTTGCAGTACAATGGATAACAATAAAATCTATTTTACGCATTTCGCTATCGGGGATTACTCCTGTTCAGCGCGTCTTCCAGCCGCTCCATCACTTTCGTGTTGTTCTCTATCACGCCCAGCATTTTTTCGCGATCGTCATCGAGGTACTGTGTTAAACGGTCTTCCAGTTTTATCTGGCGTTTCCATAGTATCCATGCTATGCCTACGAGGACGACGACTGAGAATGCCTGGTCTCCGATCCGCTGTAAGACGGTCTGCTCAGGATCTGCATGTATGATTGCATTTAATAGTAACATCTGAGGTTAACATTATCACTGCCCGATCACTATGTTTTTTTTCTTCGAAACAGTTCTTTTTTAGGGTTTTACTTACTGTCAGCAAGCGATTACAATACAAAGGAACGACATTAACGGACGTTGAAAAAATCAGGAAATAATGCTTATTCTTTTATTGTATAATGATAATTCAATCGCTGTTCAATCATTAAAATTGCAAGCGGAAAAGATGCGTATTGCACCGACCTTTACATCAGTTAACCAACAAAAAAATTGATAACCTCAAACAATTAAAATGGATAGTTTATTTTCGAATCTCTTCCTTACTTTGGAAGCACGTATTGGGTCCGGTGTTCCTTTAATTAAAGGTGTATATCCGGAACTTTCACAGACAGAAAACTACAATGGTAATCCTTCTGTATGGCCCTGTGTATTTCTTGATTTTACCAATTTGACTTATTCAGAACTGACGGGTTCTATACAGGCCGCATCCGGCGAATTGCAATGCAGATTGGTGTTTCCGGTCACCAGTTCAAACGGATCCACGTTCCTGGATACGTCTGCTGCGCTTAATTATTATGAAGCAGAACTGAAACTGCATCAGGTGCTGCAGGGATGGACAAACAGTACGATCGCACCGTTGACCCGTATCAGTGTCAGCACAGAAGACAGAGATGATACATTTCGTGTGCGGGTACTTACTTATAGTCTGAATTTTCATGAAAGTCCCCTGCCGCCGGTAACCAGTGAAATTGAAAAACCACCACTGGAATTATTATCCTGATAAGGGAGGATTGTTTGGCTAACGGGAAGGATAGGATTTGATGCGTTCTGATTTTATTTATCTATATTTAGATCTTATAATCTGTTAGCCAAACCAGTTCAACTATGAAACGTTTTATATTGAAAACCTGCTGTACACTGATGCTCCTTGCATCCTGTTTTATTTCTTCCCGTTCTAACGCACAACAGTTAAAGGTCCTGGGAAAACCATTTTCAGAGGCATATGCATTTGCCGGCACTATTGCGCAGACCATGCACCTGAATGCGCCGGATAGTGCAAATACAAATAATAACCGGTCGAGAATGCAGGTGTCCCTGAAAGGGCCTGATAGTGATGCCAGACGTATTATCATAGAATTTAACAAAGATGAGGATACAAAGGCGGATGCCATATATGAAGTGAGTATTACAGGAAGTATTCCTGATATCATAGAATTGTATGCAAATCTTTATGATAAAAAAGTAAAGGCTAAAAAGCCTGAAGATGTTTATATGGCGGTCAACAGGGACGGCGAAATCATCAGTGTGCGAACGGATTATGAGTCCACTTATGCCGGATTTGAAGGCACTTTAGGTCGTATTTTCATCAGAAAGAAGTGATCATCAGAATCATAAAAAAAAACCGCTGCAATTGCAGCGGTTTTTTTTTATGCTTACCAGGCCCACCAGGGATACAATAATTTTAATTGTTTGAGGTCTGGTTGTTCCAGCTTCATGATCTGTTCCAGTCTCTCGCTATTACATTGTAAACGATAGATGATATTGCTGTTCTTGATCCAGAATTCTGTGGACAATTCCTGAATAGCGATATCGTAGCGTTTGCCCTGTAATTTGATATGATAATAATACCTGTGTAACAGACATTCATCCCTGAGGGCTATCATATCAGATGAACGTCCTTTTCTTGTCGTTTTCTTGACGGGTTTCTCAATATAATTGTCAAAAAGTGATTGTTGTCCTCTCAT